GGATCGCTAACTGAATGTATCCTTTATAACCAAGCTGAAACTGTGCTTCTTTACATCCTTTTTTGTTGTTTCTGAATGGAACCATGTAATACTGTCCAAGCTGTGGTGATGGAGAGAGTTTTAAAGACTCTCCAAGTAGTGCAGCACTTAAGATTGATGGATTTGTACATTCCTGTAAATCTGAATTAACCTGTACTGCAGATACAATAGAAGCAATGAAACGATCTCCGTTTTTACCACCGACTACATTATTAATCTGATTTTTTACAGCATCATTTGTAAGATATGCCGTTAATCCTGTTTTCTGCTGTCTGTTTGCTAAACTGTTTCCAACTGCCATTTTATAATTCCTCCTTTGGATCTATGATTTTAAATTCTTCACATACTTTTTGTACTAGACTAAGTCTTGCGTTAACTTCTTTAAAGTTATGTTCTTTTACAGTACATCGGAATGTGATTGTTGATATTTTTTCTCCTGTCTTATTTACTGATTTCTGTGCTTTTACTGGCTTTTCTTTGCTTTTGCCTGCAAATACTACTTTCTTTGCTTCTTCTTGTGATCGTTGTTTTCTTTGTTGCTCTTCCTGCTTTAGTTGTTCCTCATATATTGCTTTCTGCTTCGCTGTCTCCTCTAATTTTTGTTTTTTGTTGATTGCTGCAGTAAGATCAAAGTTCTTTAGATACTCTTCTTTCATCTCATAAGCAAAGGAACTTGTGTCTGCATTTATGACGAATAAATCATTGTCAACCTTGTCACGAATTTCTGTAATCTCCTTTGTGATTGATTTAAACGTTGTTGATACATTTAACCAGGACTCCTTAAAAATTTTGTCAAACGTTACTACGTCAGCGAGTCCACCGATTGTTTTTGCATAGATTTCTTTGACCTTTTCAAGTTTTTCCTGTCTTGTTGCTTCTTCGTATCCTTTGATCTGCGTATCAATATTTGTAATTGCTTTATTAACAATACCAATCAGTTCTTTCTCTTGTTTCTCAAATGCTGAATATGGTTCTGTAATCTGTTTTTTTATTTCTTTTCGTTTGCTCTCTAAAGCTTCCACAAATTTATTAAGATTTGCACGATCTTTTTTTGCATCTTTTACTTGATCCGCTGTATAAACCAGATTCATGTAATCATTTGCTTTTCCTTGGATTTCTGTTTTTAACTCTTCATAGTTCCAGTCAATCTCTTTCAGAAATCCCTCTTCCTGTGGATTGTATATCTTAAGTTCCATACATTTCTCCTTTTTATATTTCCGGAAGGATTAAATGTGGCTGTTGCCTTTTTTCGACTTTCTGCCAGAACTCTTCTTCCGCTTGTTTTAATATCTCAATATCTTCTTCTACGTCTGATCGCTCAATATGATAATCTTTTGTTTGTAGCTGGATCTGCCCTTGCCACACTGATTTAAGTTGTGCTCTCAGTCCAACAAACTCATATTCAGTAACCAACAGATAATGCAGTACCTGGATGTAATAGTTGTCCGGAATCTGATCTTTCCACTTCTCACGCTGCATACTTTGTAGGATATTAGTTGTCTTAATTTCTAAGATTCCTTTGTGACCATCCTGATCGGTCAGTTCTCCATCCAAAGATGCATGTGCCCATGGATACTTTTCATTCCGGATCATGTTGTCTCCGAAGTACTCAACCTTGTACTCTGGATGGTCAAGTGCGAACAGCGATCTAAGCAACGGCTCCGCATCATGTCCATACCTTACATAATCTTCTCCGGAGATATCTGCAGGTACTCTCTGTCCTATTTTTTCTAAGTATAGATCAACGTTAGTTTTATAAGGGCTAAGACCTAACACTGCAGATGCATCAGATCCACCAATCCCATGCCTTGCATTTAACCAGGAATCAAAGGAATCGAACTGGATCTGTTTGATTCCTTTGCTAATCTCAATCTCCTGCATCTTTAAACCTCTTTCCCAATTCTTCTAATTTAGGAAAGACAAGATCGAACTGCTCTTCTGACATTTCACAAAACTCAATTCCTGCATTTCCATACTTTTCTCCAATGATCAAAGCATTTCCAAGAATCGGGTATCCATGGCGATCTGTCTCATACAGCCATGAAGCTATCTTGTTTAATTTGGTTTCGTCGCAATGAAAATAAAATTCTTCATCAACCAACATGCTTACTTTTGATCCTGGTACATTTTTAATCTCAATTCCTGCACCGATCTCTGTATATAATCTCTTGGGCTGTACATGTTCAATTAACTCACATCCATTCCCGATGTGTTCTCTCAACTTTTTCCATGATTTAAGTCCCCCATCTGGATATTCTAGCTCTTTTACCTCATTATCAGTTGTGATCAGAATCATCTTTCCCATTGTCGCTTCCTCTTCTTTCTTCTAATAATCCCATCAATTTTTCTTTCAGATACCCTGCTTCGATCATACAGTTCGGATTGTCGAGAAACAGCATTGTACTGTAATCTGGTCGCTGTTCTGCACTAAAGCCATTTTCCCAGATCTTAACGCTTAGCACTGCGGTGGCTCCGTGATATTCAACGTATACACACGGAACACCTGGCTCTCGCCAATCTATCCAGTCTATAGTTCCATCTGTCATTTCTTGCAGTCGCAAAGATAGATCAAAGATCTCAGTTACTATTTTTCTGATTTCACTTTTCTGACGATCTGTGTTATACTGTTTTTGTCTATTTAACTGTGTGCCTAATGGAGTTGCCGCTCCGTGGGCACTTTTTTCTTTTATCAGGTTTCTTACTTTCATGTATGCTGCAAGCTCTCTGGACTCTAAATACACAACAGCTTTATTAGATCCCTGCTCTGCTCGCTCAACAGATTTCTGTTGAATCTTAATCATTTCATCCAACTCTTGTAGCAATATCTTCTCGTCAATCATTTTTTTCACCCCCCTCATTTCATTGTTAGCTTATCAAGCATCCATTTCATTGTTTTCTTCCCAATCTTTGTTTTAGAAAAAACGAAACAAATGATCATACTAACTAATACATAAAGTGTAAATACTATTGCTGTTGCCATTTATGCTCCTTTCTCTGGTTGATATAAAACACCTGTCACTTCCCAAAATAACTTTGGACTGATGTAATAATTAATCTTCTTACTTCCTGGCTTTCTAAACGCATATCCGATTGGAAGCCACCCTGCTTCAATGCCTGCCCGGATAAAGCAAGCATCTTTTCCCATCTTCTTTGCTGCATACGCTAACGGTACATTTCCAGAAGGAAATTGTTCTGGTGCATTTGCATATGCTGCCAAGATTCTTAGATCTTGTCTTCTACTCATGTCTTTCACTCTCCTTTCTTCAGATGGCTTAACTCTCTGCCCGATGATTTGTTATTTTTAATTAATCAACTATAGGGGCGTTTTTTAAAGGAAGATAAAATGTATCGGACAGAGGATTAAGCCATCTATTGTATTTAATTGTTATATGTTATAATTTCTTAAAAAGGAGGAATATTATGTTTAAAACCCTAAATCTTGACTTATTAAACTTTTGGATTGCTATTCTTGCATTAATAGCTGCTATTTATAGCATCTATTACACTAAGAAATGTAATCGTCGAAAACTTACTGTTACTGCAGGTACTGTATATACACAAGTATCTGGACCTGCAATCTTTTGGTTCTCACTTAATAACTTATCGCCTATGCCAATAACTTTGGATTCTATTGAATTTTCTCTCCCATCTGGTGAAATCGTACATCCTGTGGATTACGAACCTGAGCAAACATATACATATGCCAGTCCTTTGAGAACTCCGATTGCAGATATCATTTCGGACGATCTGTATTCTAATCATTTAAGTGCTGGAGATATTCTATATCCTTGTTCTTCGGAAGAGTTTGGATATTATTTCGATGAAATCTATCCCACACTTGCGATTAAGATCACTTCCGTTAACCGCATTCACCATTTCAAGAAACATCAATCATTCCTTGTACATTTTTCTGATGTAGAAAAGTGTACAGAGATTAACGATTAATGCTGTTGCTGATAGTATTGTTGTTATTACTTGCATGTTTTAACTCCTTTATTTTTCTATACCGCTTTAAAAAACTTATATCCCGGACAGCTTTTCTCTCCACAAGAATAGCTGTCCTTTTTTATTACCCGACAGCTACACACATCTTTTAGCTTCTCGCCACAATTTGCGCAGAAATTTGAATCTTCTTCATTTTCTTGTTTACAGCTTGGGCAACTAATTTTATTACTTCTTATTTTGCTCATCTCCTAAATGCAGATATAAATGGATGTTCTTTCTAAGATCACTGCAACTGCAAGAATATCTATCATTACTTTCTGTAAAAGAAGTTCCTTCTTCATTTCACTGTATGGATCTTCTTTCTTTAATTTTCTGTAAGCATATATTTTTAATAATGCTTCTAATGTAAAAAATGCTATTGCAACAAATCTTGTAATGTTTATATATTTCGTCTTTCTCACCTCCTGGTTATTTAGTTAAACGCCGTTTAACTTTTTAATTAAAAAAATATTGTCCATATTCCGATTTATCAATATCCAAAAGTCTTGCCCATTCTACAATATCTTTCTGCGAAAATCCTGTCTTTCCTGTCATTTTCTTGGATAAAGAATTTGTTGAGATCCCTAAAACTTCTGCATATTTTTCTTGGCTGCCATATTTTTCGATAATTTTACCTCTTAATTTATCGTATGTGTAGCCCATTTGTTCTCACCTTCTTTCATATTCTCTTTTGGTGTACTTAAAGTTTAACACTGTTTAACTCTCATGTCAATACAAAAGTTTAATATTATTTAACTTTTTGTTTGATTGTTTAACCTCTTTGTGATAAACTGTATATAAAGAAGAAAGGAGGTATCGTTAAATGAAAAATCCTATAACTGCTAATCGACTAGCACTTGCTTTATCTAACGCTAATATGATTCCTCAAGAATTAGCAAATGTTTCTGGTGTAAGCAAAGCTTCAATCAGTCAATATCTGAATGGATCGCACGCCCCATCTAATATAAGTAGTGGTAAAATGGCGAAGGTATTAGATGTTAATCCGGTATGGCTAATGGGATTTGATGTCCCTATGAAAGAAAAATTCATTTCTAATAATAAATCTGAAAAGAACGGAATTACTATCAATGTACTAGGACGAGTAGCTGCCGGTATCCCAATAGACTGTATTGAAGAAATTATTGACACAGAAGAAATCACACAAGATATGGCATCTACTGGAGAATTTTTCGGATTACAGATTCATGGCGATTCAATGGAGCCAAGAATGAAGGATGGAGATGTTGTTATTGTTCGTCAGCAGGATGATGCCGAAACTGACAATATCGTGATTGCTGTTGTTAATGGCAATGAGGCAACCTGTAAACGATTAAAAAAATATGCTGAAGGAATTGCTTTAATTTCTACCAATCCAAGTTATGAACCTATGTATTTTTCTAATAAAGAAATTGCAGAAAAACCCGTTCGTATCATTGGCGTTGTAAAAGAATTAAGAGCAAAATTTTAACTACTATTACAAAGGAGTACATATGGGGTTATTAGACATTTTTAAAATAAACGAAATCAAACAAGAAAACGAAGATTTAAAGAAAATGCTCACTCCTGAAATGAAAGAAGCTATTACTATTGAACAGAAAATCAAAGAATTAAATCAGGAACGTGATTCATTAAATCAGCAAATTCTCTTTAGAGAGCAAGAAATAAATCGTCAAAATGATAAATTAGATTCATTATCAAAAGAGATTATTACTTTCGAAGATGAAATATTAGTTCAAGAATATGGCTTATATCAGCCAAGATACAGCTTTTTATCATCAGATGAATATAAGGAAAAATTAACTGCTATTCGAAAAGAGCAAAAGCAAATGGTTAAAGATCAGGTGGCTGCAGCTGGATATACTAACTGGACTGTAAATAATAGTGCTACCAAAGGTAAAAAAATGGTTAAAGATATGCAAAAACTTCTTCTTCGTGCCTTTAATAGTGAATGTGATGAAACCATTGGTAAAGTAAAATATAATAATTTCGAGACATCAAAAAAGAAAATCTTAAAAAGTGCAGAGCAAATTCAGAAGTTAGGAACTATGATGGGCATTTGCGTTAACGATGCATACATTGAGTCAAAGATTGATGAATTACACCTTGCTCTAGAATATCAAATTAAGAAAAAGGAAGAAAAAGAATTGCAGCGTGAATTACGTGCACAACAACGTGAAGCAGCTAGATTAAAGAAAGAAATCGAAGAAGAACGCAAAAAAATCAATAAAGAGAAGAAACATTACGAACAAGCTCTCAAAAATCTTCTTGAGCAAATCAAAGAACACGGTGAAAACGAAGAGCTCCTTGCTAAAAAGCATGAGCTTGAAAACACATTATCAGATATTGATAAATCCATACAGGATATTGACTATCGAGAGGCTAATCAACGAGCTGGTTATGTATATGTTATTTCAAACATCGGATCATTTGGTGAAAATATATATAAAATTGGAATGACTAGAAGACTTAATCCTCAAGATCGTGTAGATGAGTTGGGTGACGCTTCTGTTCCATTTAATTTTGATGTACACGCAATGATATTTTCTGAAGATGCCCCATCTTTAGAGGCAGCTTTGCATAGAGCTTTTGAAGATAGAAAATTAAACATGGTTAATACTAGACGAGAATTTTTTAATGTTACTCTAGATGAAATCAAGGAAGTAGTTAAAAATAATTTTGATAAGACTGTCGAATTTATAGAATTTCCTGATGCTGATCAGTATAGAACCTCTTTAAAAATGAAAGAAACCATGCAAAAACAAGCATAATTCATAATTAAAAAACCGCCCAGCTACCAACTGGACGGAATATTGCGACATCGCAACAAAAAATAGCAATCTGTAATTACAGTCGGTGTTCCCGATATGTCGGACTATGTAAAATTACAGACTGGGGATTGAAACAAGTATGGAAAATACTAACATGCACATAATTTATTAAGAAAGGAGTCTGATCTTATGATGTATCCATTTATGACATTAGATGATGAAACTGAAATCGTTCATTCTGAAATGAAACCTGATGGACGAGTGAAAGTCTATATTGAAAAACCTGATCCAGATTATTGTTTCCGCCATGCAACTTGCTGGCTCCCAGATTATACTTGGGAAGATATTTATAAATTTTCAGATGAAGATATTAAACGTTTTCAGGAAATCATTGAATCAACGGCACACCTTATTCTTGAATTTTCTCAGGAAGGGGGATTAGAAAATGCCTCAGGTTTTTAAAGTTGGTTCTTACTGGGTGTATTTCTGGTCTAACGAAAACAAACCCTTAGAACCAATTCATGTTCATGTAGCTCAGGGATCTCCTTCTCCAAATTCTGCAAAGATATGGATCACAAAAACCGGAAAATGTCTTTTATGCAGCAATGATACAAAGATTCCTAAACGTATTTTGAAAAATGTCATGCGAGTCATTGAGGCTCGAAGTGACGAAGTTATCAAAAAGTGGACAGATTATTTTGGTGAAATTCGTTACTTCTGTTAATTACAAATACTATTTTCCTAATGTCGGTAAAATGGTCAAAATAAAAACAGCCTCATTTCTGAGACTGCTTTCATAGATTCCCATGTCGATCGTTAGATCGAAACGGTATACCTATCCTGAACAAATAGATTATACCATTTCTTTCTAACGTCTGGCAAGGCGTTATTTTTATACAAATTTTTAAGAAAGGAATGATGATCATGTTAATTAAATGTCCCGAATGTAATCTGCAGGTAAGCAATCATGCAATTGCTTGTCCTCACTGCGGATATCCTTTGCAAACAACTGCTGCCAAAAAGCAACGAACCAAACAACGTAGGCGAAAAAAACTTCCAAATGGTTTCGGCCAGATATCTGAAATCAAGACTGGTAATCTATACAAACCTTTTCGTGCGATGGTTACTGTTGGAAAAGACTTTTATGGCAGACCAATTCGTAAACTGCTCAAACCTGTTGCATTCTTCAAGACTTATAACGAAGCTTATGCTGCTCTAGTTGAATATAATAAAAATCCCTACGACTTAGACGATGATCTGACAGTTGAAGAACTGTACGAGAAATGGACCGAAGAATACTTTAAGACTTTATCCTCTCATTCCAGTGAACGAACAATCAAGTCAGCTTGGAACTACTGCTCTTCCATTTACAAGATGCGTGCTAAGGATCTAAGACCTCGACATATTAAAGGCTGCATGGAAGAAGGTACATATGAAGTTGATGGAAAAGAAAAACATCCTTCTCCTACCACAAAAACAAAGATCAAGTCCCTATTCAACTTAATGCTTGATTATGCAAACGAGAATGATGTTGTCGATAAAAACTATGCAAGAACCTTTAAATTATCCGATGATATTATCAAAGATGTTGAGGAAGAAAAGAAAGATCATATCGACTTCACAGATGCGGAAATGCAGAAATTATGGAATAACTTGTATGATGTGGATTATGTAGATGTATTGCTGATCCAGTGCTATTCTGGTTGGAGACCACAGGAGTTAGGATTGTTGAAAATGAAAGACGTTGACTTGGATAACTGGTTTATTACTGGTGGTATGAAAACTGATGCCGGAAAAGATCGTGTAGTTCCAATTCATCCAAAGATTCGTAGTTTGGTAAAATATCGTTACCAGGAAGCTCAAAAATTAGGAAGTGAATACTTGATCAATTGCACTGATACAAAAACTCACAGGAGTAGCCTAAAACTTACATACGATAAATACCGTCATAGAGTTGATAAGATTATTGAACAACTAGAATTGAATCCTGATCATCGTGCCCATGATGGCCGTATCCAATTTGCAACGATGGCTGGTGATGCCAAAATGAATGAATATGCAGTAAAACGTATCATGGGACATAAAATAAAAGACATTACAGAAAACACTTATACGAAACGAAAAAGAGAATGGTTGATGGAAGAAATCTTGAAAATCAAATAATTTTGTATAATAAAAAGAGCCCAAAACTGAGCTCTTTTTTGATATTTTTAATTTGGTGTTGATCTTCTATGTGCACGAACTGTAGTTCCATCACATCTTTTATAAGATTTTACTGGAACAATTTTTTTGTTCTGCTTACCTCGAACACTATTTTTTGTCTTGGCCATTGCTTACACTCCTTTCTTCTACATTAAATATAGTTTCTGAAATGAGTGTATCTGGCTAGTTAAGACACACTTTTTATCTTAAATTATTTTTTCTTTTTTGGTTCTGGTCCAGGACCTACCCAAATACGAAAGGCTTTTTTCCCATGATCTTTAGCATAGATTTTCTGCCCGTCTTTTGTAGTTATTGATGATCTAAATATGTACATCGCACTACCTCCTTTCGCAATTTTCACTTGCAAAAGTGGTACTACAATGTTATACTTTAACTGTCTAGGGAAAAGTAAAACTAGCCACAAAGTAGTACTACTTTTGGTCGTGCCAAGCATTTTTATGCTTGGTTTTTTCTATATATTAAAGCTTTTTCAGCTTAAACATATCTATCTATTCATTTGACATCGAGCTGCTGCAAGCGATACTTCACATTCTATCGCTATTTCTGTTGCAGTCATTCCATGTATCAAATCATGCGGGATAAGTAATTCTCCTCCAAATGCATCCGCCTGCCATTCTGGATTCATATAAGTTTTTACTTCTCCTTCCATACGTGCAAAACTTATATTTTCCCTTGTGTGCTGTAATAAATGAAATAATTCATG